GTGGACGGAAGGTTAGGCAAGTGGATTTGGGAATTTTTTCGCTTGAAACTAAAACGACCCGCGCGGGGTTTTATCCTCGTCGCCATCAGGCACGAAGTTTGGATCGTTGGCTTCGAGAAACCTTCGTCGAGCTCGCGCCTTATTCTCCGCGATCTTCTCCTTGGTGTGGCTCCGAGCCTCGGTGTGGATTTTGATGTGACAGTCCTGACACACCAACATGATGTTGTTCACGTCGTAGCACAGTCGCTCCATCTCTTGCACCGTTCGCCCTGACTCAACCGGCACGATGTGGTGGCAGTCCAGTTGCTTCGTCATGCTACCAGTCACGATGCCCTCCTTCATGCACATCTCACAGCATCCGTTGGCACGCTTCCACACGATTGCCTTCACCACTTGCCATCGCTTCGAGTTCAGCAGCTTCTGGTATCTTGGGTCTCTGCTCATAGATCAATACTCTTGGTCGAATGGTCTGAAGCCTAACTCCTCTTCTTTCGCCCGCTCTTCGAGGTCGCGGAAGTAGGCATCGGCTTTCTCGCCGTAGGGTCTGAGGTCGGGCGTGTCGGTTGTCGTCGCGTCGTCTTCGTCGAAGCGGATGCGCTGCTGACTGTTGGCCAGGCTGTCTGGCGTGCGGTGCGGCTTGCGCTTGTGCTTCTTGCCGTACTCGATGGCTCGCCCAAAGTCGTGGAAGTTGCCGACCTGTGGCAGTTCGTCCGCGTCCATCTGGTTGAGGTGGTCGATAAGTTGCGCGTCGCACATCATGGTCAGCGTCTCGCGCAGACTCTCGGTCTCGTAGGCCACGCCCACCTGCCGCAGTTCCTTGTAGAGTCCCTTCATGGCGACCTCGGCCACGCGCTCCAGGATGTCATCAACACAGAGCGTCATCGTGGGTGTCTCGCCTGGCAGGAACGGCTTGTCGATCATGGCGAGGCCGAAGCCTTGCTTGGGCTGCTTGCCGTCGTGCTGCTGTAAGACGAGGATCACCTGTGCCACGTCCATCGTCGCCGTCGGGTTGCTGAATGAGAAGGCTTTGTTCCAGTCCGCGTCCATCTTCAGCATGTGCAACAGCGTTTGCATCTGTGGCGGTACGGGTCCGTTGACCTTGGCCGTCTCGATGATGAACTCCAAGACGAGTTGCATCAGGCCGTAGATGTCCGTGCCTCGCGCCCGGCAGATGATGTTCAGCAGCTCCGCCACCCACAACGGTACTTTCGTGCTCACGTTCTTCACGCCAGCGTTTTCCTGGCTATTCTGTTCTCCTATCATGATTGATTCGCTTTAGATATTCTTTATGGTATCTTTCTATCATTTCGACATCAGTACCAAATGCGAGTTTATGATCTTCGAGGAAATCCTCTATTTCAGTAACCGTCTTTTTACCAGCCTTAAATCTTTTGAGAAGGTCGGATTTGAATGTTGAGCATAATTCTCGTATAGTTGTGATTGGCTTGCTTCGCCCTTTGTCGAATTTTCCGGCAAGAATACTCAATGCTCTCACAGAGAATCCACACTCTTCCACAGGTTTGTCAAAGATTGGGTAATATATACTATCGACATACCATTCAGGTATCTCGACAATTCCATCATCGGTTTTGTCAGTCTTAAATGTGAGTGCCGTTGGTTGTGATTCGTTGGTATATGTCACGCACCGCACATCTTCGACTTTGATTGTCTTTCGTATCATTCCGACGTTTGCATCTGGCTGTGTCGGATAGGCACAGAAAATCTTCTCATCCTTTGAGAATGCAAAGCTGATGTGTTCTTTTTCATTGAAGAATAGCACATCGCCATTGTTCTTTACTACTGTAATCATTCCGTTTCCTCCTTTTCAATTTCTAAGTTAAACTTTTCAATCAGTCCTTTCGCCTTTGGCATGGCAGACTCGACGGCCTTGATGTCGGTAAGTTCGCGGCTGTTGTTGATCATGCGTATCACCACGTCGGCGATGTCAGCCTTCTCTCCATCTTCAGGCACCCACCATTCCGTGACTGGCTTCGTGTCGATGGTAGCGCGGTCGTAGTGCAACTGCTCGCACTTCTGCCGCCACTTGTCGATGCCGTCACGGTCTGGGTAGAGTATAATGCGCCGACGTTGGTCGATGAGCGGTTGCAACTTATCGCGGTTGATGTTCTCAATGCCTCCACAAGCCATCCATACCTGATTGGCGTGGTTGCCGTAGGCGATAGCCATCAGCAAGGCCGTCTTTTCACTCTCCACGATGCACACCGTCTGATTAACGTCCTTGCGCTTCCAACGGTTGAGCAGATGCATACCGAACAGGCATTGACGCATCTCCTGTTTGTCTGGGTCGAACAGATGCGGGTACGGATAGGGTGGTTCGTCGGTCATCTGTCCCGTCTTCGGGTCGCGGTGTCTGCGAAGCGTGGCGTGGATGTAGTCGAAGTTCCATTGTGCCTCCTTGTCTCGGTGGCCGTCTGGCTTATACTTCATCATCTTGCCCGTGCGAATCCTGCTCTCCTCATCTACCTGCCAGAAGATGGTGTGGCCGTTCTTGCCGTGACCAATAAAATAGGCACAAATCATCTCTTCGACACGCTTGCGCTGAATAGTGTCCCAGCAGATGCCACGACGAATCCAGCTGACGAGGTTGTCTTGGTTGAGTGCTTCGTCTATCAGCGTGCCTGCCATCACGTATTTCGGCAGTTCCAACGTCGGCAACTGTGGCACTGGTGGCCTTGGCGGTGCCGGTGTGTAGGCATAGTCTTTCGCATCCTCGCATGGGATGTTGTATTTCTTCGCCAACCACATCAGGGCCTCCTTGTAGCTCTTCTTGTCGTAGTCCATCAGGAACTTGATGGGATCGCCAGCCCAACCGCACGCGAAGCAATGGGCGATGTTCTTCTTTGGAGAAACCATAAAGTTGCCCAGGTGCTTGTCGGCATGAAACGGACAGAAGGCGGTGTATGCAACGCCCTTTTTCTTCAGGTCAAGGAACTCACCAACCACATCCACGATCTTTGCGGATTCCTTAATTTTTTCTTCGGTGATTCGGTCAATCATAAATCGTCGGTTTTGAAAAGATGTATTAGAAGCAAGACGTGCGCGTGCGAGGAACCTCGCGCCGCACCCCGAATCCTTCCCCAATACCCTACACCCCTATATAGGGGGGTGTAGGGTTTGGGGGGTTCAGGGTTCGGAAGGCTCAGGAGCCCAAGGTAGACCTTGTTCGTATGCCTCGACTTCCTTCTTGCTCATGGTCCATTTGCTTTGATTCGTTTGGTACATTAAATTGGGTTGTTGTTCACGCACGGCATTGAAGTAGGTCTTTGCCTTACCCTCACCGACGTGCAGTTTATCCTTCAGACCCTTGATGATGTTTGTGAAATATTCACTCTTTGGCGGGTAGATAATTTCTTTCAACACTCGCACCGTCTCACGAAGCATCGCCTCTTCTGTTTCTCTTTCCAGTTGGATCGCTTTTTGAACGGCTGACTGAGGAATGATGCGAGGGATGCCCAAGGCTCCTGCCTGCTCGGTGATCTCGAATTGCCAATCTTCCAAATCCTTGCCACGAGCGTCGAGTTGCTTCACGGTGAACGTCACTTGTGAGCCTTGTTTCTTTTTGATGCTCACCAACGTATCTGTGACCTTGTTGCCGAGCTCTGTACCCAAGTGACCACGCATCTTCGATTCATCATCATTGCCTGGTCTCGGATTCATGTGGAGCACGTTCCAGATACAGATATGATGCTTTTCGGCTGTTGCCATCAGTTCTTGCACCAGTTGTGAGCTCGCTGCGTTGTCGTTGAAGTCGCCGATGATGTCACGCACACCGTCGATGAATACGATGTCAGGTTGCATGATCTCAATCGCCAACTTTATCAGCCGCCATCGCTTTGCAAAGGCTGGCTCATTGGTATTGCCTTCAACTGTACGCATCCAGAGGACACGAAACCGTTCATGAGGCACTTTGAAGTCCTGACCGACCAACCAATGCACTCGCCTGAGCACCTTGGCAGAGTTCAACTCTTCCATCTCGGTATCTATCCAAAGCACTTTTGGAAGATGACCGAGGTGTTCGAGTGTTCTATGTGGGATTGTCAGTCCTGGCAAGTTCTCATGCACTCGTGGCGCATCTGGCTCAAGACAGGCCGCAATCAGTTGTGCAATAACGAACGTTTTACCGTTCTTTTTCTGTCCGCTGAGGGCCTGAATGCCTCCGATTGGTGAGAATGGTACACCGTTATATTCGAGCATATAGTAAGGTTCATCATAATCCTTTCTTGCATCCAGAAGATACGGCCCTAATTCGTCCATCGCTGACTGCTCATACGATTGCGGCTGTGGTAAATTGTTCTGCTTTTCTTCGTTCATAGTCCCTTTGTTTCTTTCTCGCCGTTACCTTGGCGATGATTTCCTTTCGATGGCGCATGTAGTAATCGTGATCCAACTCCTTGCGCGTCTTTGTCGGTGGTTTCGGATTCAGGAGATACCGCTTCTCAAAGTCCCGCTGCCGTCGCTTCGCCTTGATTTCCTCCTTGTGGGTCTCGCGGTAAAGTTTTTGCTGCGCCAGAATCCTTGGGCGGTTGGCAATGTATCGCTCGTGGTCGCGCTGCTTGTTCCTTACCCTCATTTCAATACGCCTTTCTCTTTTAGTTTCTTTTCCAACTCAGCACAGTCTTTCGACTTTGGCAATGGTTTCATCTCGAGCGGTTTTTTACCAGGCTTTACCTTTATAATCTTCTTTTTCGTCACGATGTCTGCTTTGTGAATGATTGTACCATCCCACTTGCTCTTTGGCTTATCTTTCTCATCCTCTTTTTTGGCCTTCTTTTCCTTTGTGACGTAAGCGTTCAGCTTGCGCTTGGTCTTGGCCAACTCGTCTGAAATAGCAACGATACGCGCCTTTAAATTGGCTATTACCGATGCATCGCGCTGGTGTGACTGTTCGAGTGCTTCGATTTGCTCATGGAATCGCGTTGTGGCCTTAATCGCATCGCCTTCGTTTGGATAGATGGCACATGCAGTAATGAGGTCTTGCATGGTCTTCTTATCCATGTAGTCAACCTCCCCCAATGCCACATGCACGAAGAATCCCTCAATCAGCTCGTTGATGGTGAAGTACATGAAGCCCGTACCGTTGACATCCAAATCGTAACCATTAGGCAATGTACGGACGCGCACTTTTATCGGCTCGTCCTTTGGTCGCTTTTTAGAACGGGAGGTCGTCGCCATTTTCCCCTCCTTCCTGATTTTGAGATTGTGACTCTGGCTGCGGTGCCGGAGCTGGTTGTTCATCATCCGTCTTAATGGTCTGCTGCTGTGCGGCAGGTCGCTCAACGTTGGTGATTCTGATCTCATTAAACCATCTCGTGCCGTCCTGACTCTTCGATGCAGCGAAGCGCAACGTCAGCGTCACATCTTCTTCGCGTTCCTTCAGGTTGAATTTTGCAATGTCTTCCTCGCCGAAGATGCGCACTACAATACGACTCGGATTGGTGGCACCTGACCAAGGGAAATACTCGAATAGATATTCCTGCGACTTCCATTGGTTGCCGGTTCTCTGACTTACGCCTGACTGAAGCGGCATCACTTCAGCGATACGCCCTGTTAATCTTACAATTTGTTCCATACTATTTATTGTTTAGTAATCTGTTTCGCAATCCATGCAATTCGTTATAATTTTATAGAATGATTTCACCTGTTCTTTGGTCGGCTTGAAGTCATCCCATACCTGTGACTTGGCAATCAATGCCTCGCGCTCTGCATCTTTACGCTGAAGTACGGCAACATTCTCTCGTTGACGCGCCTTGTTCAACTTCTCTTTTAAGTCGTCGATTTCGCGCAACAGCTTTTGTCGTTCTGTGGCTTCTATTTCCTTTTTCAGCTTGGTGTTTTCAACTTCTAACTCATCCGCCTTTTTCAACCAGTATTTCGCCTGCTCGTACAATTCACGCATGTCATCATCACTTACAACACTCATTCCAGGTTTTAATCCTGGCCTATCTCGATATACCACCTTCACGCGATCACGATAAATGATGCGGTCTTTATATACTACTCGTGTCGTAGGGTTTTGAGTTTGCTGAAGGATTCTATGTTCTATGATGCCACCATACTGTTTGCAATCGCCTTGAACGTTCAAACTTTCGACAACGCCACCATGCATAATGACGTTGCCTTGGCAGTTGATCGTCTCAATTATACCACCATGAATGTGATAATCTTCGGGCATATTATTGGCAGATTAAATCATGAACTAACTCGGCAAATCCGCACACAGCAATGAATGCAAGACCAGCGAATGCGCCAAATGCCAACTGAATGAGGATGCTCTTCACATCGAGGTCCTCCTTGAACTGATGTTTGTTGATTGTTTCCATAACTTTTGGTTTTAAATTGTTTGACCTCCTCTGCGTTAGTGGCTTGGAACACGCACCGTTGAACACAACGGGGCCGCATTAGGTCCTTTGTCCACCCCGCATCCTACGACTTTCCCGCATGCTTTCGAGTTACCCATCCACCTTTCTGCCGGATGTCGTTCCCGGACCTGGTGCCACTTTGCTGCCTCCTTCTGACCTGTGAGCGATTTCGTTGCCTCCATCTCGTGAAGGTCGTTCATTACACTTCCTGTTAGCCAGACCGTTCGCTTGCGCTTCTCCATGCACTTTGCGGAAGATAGTGGAGTCGAACCACCGCAGCCCTTTTATTGCTTTCTTCCAGAAACCAGCGGGCCTCACGGCAGACTGGTCAGTTTTATACAAACAATCTATTAACCCGAGTGAAGGTAGTCTCACGATTTCCTTTCTCACTAAAAATTCATACTACGATAACTAAAAACCAAAATGTAAATCCTTTGGCGTGGCCGCTGCCACTGGGAAAGTTCGAAATTTACTGCAATTTTCAATCTATCTAAATATAGCCTTAACTGTCTATTGTTCTCTGAGTTCCTTGATACGTCCGTCCTCTACCATCTCCAGAATCTCGTGCAATGGGTAGAGCCATCCCTGTGTGTGCTCGATGCCGTTCTTGTCTTTCCATATCACCTGAGTGCGATTAAACATCTGCCCGTGATCCTTCAGGAACCTCGTTGTCAGTGTCCCAACGTGCTCACAAAGCACATCTGCCGTCACCCACTTCTCGCAGTAGGTCCGCATGGCCTTGCTCACAACCGCCACAATCTTCGCCTCCAGTACCTTCTCGCTCATCACTACTTAATTCTTGTTATGCTTATTGCAACCGCATCGTAATCCTTGCGGTGAGTCCACTCCCCTTTGCCTTCGTTCTTCAGTTGAGTCAGGGTGGTGGCTACTGATTGCAGCTTGTTTTTGTCGTTAAGGGTAAAGATTCGCGCCTGGTTGATATGCATCGCCAAAAGCTCTTCCCTTGTTACTTTTTCCTGTGCCATTTACTTAAACTTTATTAATTTTCTAACGTTTTTGTTATATAATCGGGGAGAAAGCCGTATATTTGCAATCCATACACTCGCCAAAGTGTTGCAAAGTGGCTCGTTCCGCTTTTGCTGAAAAGGTGAACATCACCTGACGGCTATTCTTGTGCCCGATTAATAACTTTATTTATTTGGGTGCAAAAATATAAAACATTTTTTAGATTACAAACTTTTATATAAATTTTGTGTTATATTTTAAGAATAATTAATAAATAAAGTATTAGATTTATGTTAGAAAGGCAGAAAAGACTAAATGAAGTATATGAGCATCTGCACAACTATTGCAATGTTCATACTAAGGGCGATTTTGCCGATAAGATAAGCTATGCTCGTGCCTATATATCATCAGCCTTAAATGGAAATGAAAAGTACCTCACAGATAAATTGTTTATGAAAATCTGTGAGGTATATGAGATATTTAATTTAGATTATCTTTTGACCGGCAAAGGTAAATTATTAAAGTCTGACCAAGCCTTCGATGATATGGAGCGAGCATTGAAAGATGCTCAAAAAACAATAGACGGTTTTGATGCTCCAAGGCAACAAATAGATCAAAGCAGCCTCGTGAATGCTGCCTTGGCTGCAAAAGACGAAACCATCGCAAGTCAACGCGAGACTATTGAATCGCTAAAAAGAGAAAATGCCTTGCTGCGTCAACAGCTCAGCAAGTATCAAGGTGAAGATGTGCTCAGGAAATTCCCGTTCACTCCAGGCGTTGCTGATTCTAAAGATAATAATCCCGCACACGTATGAACATAATAGTATATAGTTTAACCTGTTTTCAGTGGCGAATACACTGGCATTTTCTGTCATTGTTTCCCCACCGCTATACCATGAAAACACGGTTAACCTATTTAAATATGGCCTTATTACGCAATCGCGGCATAACCCCAAACGGATCACCTTTGAGATGGGCGGGGTTATGCCGAAAATCTCGACATCCGCCGTAAATAAAGGGGTTTTCATTAAATCTGAAAAATATATGGGAAAACAAAATAAGACATTATTAGACATTATTTGGGGGTTTGTTTCCCCACTTTGGTAAAACATTTCCCCAAATGTGGGGAAACAAAATAAAAATATGTTAATATGATAATAACTAAAATAACCAATTCAATCGTATGGGACCACAGGGGGCGAGTACCTGATGGTGGCAAGGGGCAGCTGGAGATTCGTGTGACCATCGCCCGTAAATCGTATTACTTCGGCACTGGAATCAAGTGCCGCAAGTCGGAGTTCGTGGCCGGTCAGATTATCAACTGCCCTGGAGCGCAGCAGCTCAACAATCGGTTGGCGATTATATATAATAAAGTTCTCGCGTGTGTGAATGCCTGCATCGAGGATGGATCGCAGATTGACACCGAGAGCATCCGCCGCATGGTATGGCAAACGTCTGAATCGTTGAATGAAGAACCAACGTTTATTAATTGGATTGAGTCGCAGGTTCCGATGCTCAATCTGGCTGATGGCACACGCAAGCACTACCATACGCTCATTGTCAGGCTGATAGAGTTCGACAAGATGAACCGCTGGCAGGATGTGACGGTCGAGAACATATATCTCTTCGACTCGTGGTTGCACCAACTGAAGACGTATGACGGTAGACGAATCAGCGACGGCGGGGTTTTCACCTATCACAAGTGTCTGAAAGCCCTGCTGAATCGTGCCAGGGGTTTCGGCAAAATAGCAGAGAATCCGTATATCAATCTGCGTGGCAAATTTCGTCGGGGCGACAAGGAGAACGTGGAATATCTGACTGAAGACGAAATGCGGGCCTTCGAGCTGCTTCTGGTGCCCGACGGGAGTCTGTTGGCGATGGCGAAGGACTTGTTCGTTTTCCAGATGTACACGGGTCTGAGCTTCAGCGACGCGCAGGCTTTCGACATCAGCGACTACAAATGGGACGGTCAGAGATGGAACCACGTCGGCGAGCGTATCAAGACTGGAGTGCCGTATGTGTCGAGCCTCTTGCCACCGGCACTCAACGTCTTGCAGAAGTACGGCATGAAGGTTCCGAAGTTGGATAATGCCGACTACAACCACCAGTTGAAAGCCTTGGGCGTGATGGCTGGCATCAAGACACGATTGCACTCACATCTCGCCCGCCATACGTTTGCGACATACATGCTCCGCAATGGCGTGAAGATAGAGAATGTCAGCAGAATGCTTGGTCATACCAATATCACGCAGACACAGCGATACGCGAAGGTGATTGCGCAGAGCGTCCACGACGATTTCGACATGATTGCCGAGAAATTGAAAAAGGACAAAGGGCGGTGATGTGTGCCGCCCTACCCTAAATATAATCACTATTTAAAACAAAACAACTATGAAAGAAACAGAAACACCTCCGTCAGAAGTGAAAATCTTCAAGATTGACAAAATCAGACAAGATGCCTGGATGAAGAAATACGCGGGTAATTTTGTCGGCAATGTGGTATTCGACCGCCGCCAGCCTGACGTGTCGAAATCCATGCGTATCGTCTTAACAGATGGAACCATCGTTGGCTATGTTCCAATTGCAATGCTCGGAGAATTAATTGTGTTCGTGAAGCATAGGAATGTTACAGTCTGCAAAGGTCATATCAATGCTGAGTATGACAGCCTTAAAAAGCAATATTATTTCTGGGGCGAGTGCATAGTGCCAAAGCCCTGATTGTTTAACCCAATAAAACAAAACAACTATGAAAAAGATGATCTTAATGGCTTTGGCAGTGGCCGCGATACTGCCGAGTTGCACCCGCGACGACGAACCTGAACCGACACCGGCAGCTGGCCGCATTGACATTGTGATTCCCACCGACTCGATGGAGAACCACGCCACCATCACCTTCGGCTGCTCGACGACTACCATCCAGCAGATGACACGCGCTGCACTCGAAAATCTGAGCCTGACAGACCTTTGGCTCTACGACCTACCGAGCGGCCAATCCTCTCCCACCCTGCTGGTGCATCAGACCTCTGAAGATGCCGACTTCGGTGCGCCGACCGTTACCGCTGAGTATGGCGACCACACCTTCTATTTCGTGGCCAGCCGAGGTGACACGCCGACCATCAGCGGCACCACTATCTCATGGGCGAAGCCCTCCGACACCTTTTGGGCCTCGCTTTCGCTGACGATTGCCCCCAGCACGTCGGCCTCTCAGTCCGTAACCTTACAGCGCGTCGCGGCTCGCCTGCGCATCACCATTACCGACGAGATTCCTTCGGGCTTGGCCACGCTATCCGTCACGCCTTCGCATTGGTATTATGGTCTCGACATCCTGACGGGCGAAGCCGCCGACGACCGCACGACCGCCCGCACCGTCAGCGTGCCGTCGTCGTATATCGGCACCACGGGCCAACTCGCCGCCAGTTTTTATTGCCTCAGTCCCTCCGCAGCGTGGACGACCGACATCAGTCTGCAAGCCATGAAGTCAGACAATACGCCGATGGTGAGCATCAGTGTGGCCGACGTGCCGATGCAGCGCAACCATATCACGGCCTATTCAGGCACGCTCTTTGGCGCAGGGCGTGCGATAAGCGTCGGTGCGAATGATGCTTGGGGCGAAGATATTACAGGCTCGTGGTAAGCCTGAAAACGATACAAGCCGTGAGGTTTTTATTTGTTGTTTTTCCGTAGCAACTTTGTTCAACAAAAACGGGGAGCCAGCGGGCTCCCCTTCAACAAAAACTTTATATCAAGCACATCGTGAAAGTAGATACGATACAAGTTATCTCTGCCCAGAATGCCTTCTGCGGCCATTTCTCTCCAACGGCAATCCATAGAAATGCCACTACCCAAGGCAACCACAGCGACACCAGCCAGAAGTGCGTCGCCATCACTAAAGCCTGAGAGCTCACCGCCGACATCCATGCGCCCACCATGTGAGCCTTATATTTCAAATCGGTTTTGTCTTTCTTAGGCGATAGTGGGCAGAGTCCAGTGATTGCCAATCCTGCACAGGCAAAGAAGGCAAGGAACTTCCATTTCTCGGGTGTATTGTCGAGCATGGTTGGCATAATGAGCGCGGCCACACCTGCGATGACCGCCGTCCACAGCCACGAGGCATAAGGAGGTAACATATAGACCGACTGGCTCAGCGAGTTTGGTATTTTCTTATAGATAGCGCATAGTATGATGATATACGCGGCCATCATCGTGATTGCGATTGTGATGTTTGTCATGACAGACTTCCGTTTCCTACAAATTGAAATGTGCCCTGTATTAAATTGCCGCGTGTGGCGGTGATCTTGACGGTCTTCAGGATTGCATTGCCCTGAAGCACCACGGCTGTTGCCCCGCGCTTGTATATCTTCAGCGTGAAGGTGTTGCCCACTTGCAGCAGGTCTTTCAATCCTGTGCCGCCTGAGATACTCAGAGCCGACGTATCGGGAGCCACGAGATAGTTCACCGTGATGCTCCAGTTCTTGCGGCCTGCCATGAACTCGCGCCATGCGCCTTGCGTGGCCGATGCGATTTCTATTGTATCTCCATCGGTCTGTATCTCACTCGAGCGCGTCCCGCCAATAATGTGATTATTGGTGTAAATGAGAACATTATTTCCGTTTGATGCCATAGTGCTTTTGTTTTTATAGTGTTGAACTGCCTTGTGCCATGATTGTCACTTTCTCATTCCACAGGTCAAACTTGAATCCTATCACGCGTCTTCTTATATCGTTTGATCCAATCTTGATTTTGTTGAGATAGTAAATATCGCTCGGTACGATGAACGTGTCATAATCCAACCGATACTGCGTTAAAAACATATATGTATAAGAGCAGGCTAAAACTTCGTAAAACCCACCGGATGTATTAACAAGTGCATATTCTGACCTGCGTTTTACATTGATGCTCTGACTGACTGATGTCTCGTTTTTCGCTCCGTTTGCGCTTTTGAGCTTGACACTCTCGCTATTGTCTACGGTTACATAGGACACGATGCCTTTTTGGATTGGTTCGATTACTAAATCTTCGATGGCATACAATCCTGTTGTTCCAATGTCGCCAGAGAAGAATGTTATTTCGAGCGGGTCGGTGATGCTATTCATTGCAGTCCATATCGTCAGCATCCATTTGTCACTATCTCCTGCACTACCTCCAGTATTCCTGTATATCACATCTGGAGCAGCGGCCCATGTGCCGTTGCTTTGGAAATACAACGATCCGTTCTTAATCCTTACACCTATCGGCTTCGCTTTGGCTTCTGCTGTATCATAGTAGTATTTTCCTTCTACCTGCTGCCATGTGACAGCTTTTAGTGAAAACGAAATCTTACATCCATGTGCTGCATATTTGGGGATATTATAAAGTTTCCATGTAAATAACTCGTTACCATTTGACACCCTTGAAAACATTATCATTTCCTTGAAGCTACTATCTTCTTTAGAACCGTTTGTGGCACACACGGCCACGTTATTGCTTGTGGTTGTCGGCATCTGATTCGTCGCCATATATGGCGATGTGATTTCGTCTGTCGATGGTGTCAGCAAAACCCAGTTATCGCCGTATGTGTGAGCCTTCGATCTATTGTATGGCAATTCATAGGAAGGGTTCACCTCGTCATTATAGTCTATCTCTACCACGTTATTAGGAAGAATGGTAGATGTTTCGCTTTCGTTGCTCGTTGGTGCCGCGTTGATTGTCTGTACCGTACTTCCGTCCGTGATGGCTCTGTAGGATGGTGACGAGCTGCCCATCGTGTTGACAACATATTGGTTGTAGTAACCAGTATAGTCAAACCGCGTGAATATTATCTCGGTACCGAGATCATGAACCATTAGTCCAAAGCAGTTGCACAAGTCCTCAATGAACTCCTCAACGGTTTTTGGATTGTATAGCGTTTGGTCGCTGCCGACCTTGATATTATACTCATCATTGAAAGGACAATAGGCAAGCGTGTTTGTTCTTAATGCCAACACTCTTTCTGAATTGCTCAGCATATAGTCAGGAAACACTACCGTATCAATGCCGGCATTTAATGTGTCGATGGCATCCTTTAGCGCGGATGCAAGTGTTTTGTAGGATGGTGCGCTCGGTGTCGGCATCCACAAGCCACCAGCTACACCCAACGGGCTTGTGAACGGTATGCTTATGACGCGAGGGCCCGAGGCATATTCCTGATCAAAAGACTGCGCTTGCAAATATCCCACAAAGACTGTTGCACCATTGTAAGTGATGGTAATGTAGTGCTCTGTGGATGTCTGCGGATATAGGTCTGCCAAATCGCCATAGCTTTGCTCTATTACTTGTAAGTAGCCGGTCTTTATGCGAACCACATTCAGAAGGTCACTGCTGTTGTCTTCTTCAATAACAACAGGGTCTGCCGCAAACGTCAGAGTGGTTATGCCACCACTCCAACCTTCGTCATATATGCTTACTGTGCAAGTTTTATTGCTAAGCGACTTGAATGTTCCTTGCCATCTGATAGCCCGTGCCATAGTCTTACGTTTTTATCCTTCTATTAACATAAATTTGTTGCTATACTAACGCATTTGTGCTACTATACGGCCATATCCTCGCTGATGGTTTACCCCCGCACGAAGTTGGTGGTGACATATTCGCCTCGACCTGTGCGGCGGCCATTGTTGTTGAGCACCAGTCGCAACTGCTCGCCGGTGATGACCGCGTGAAGTTGCATACCATTAAAGCCGCCACTCTCTAACTGCGAAGCGAGGTTGCCAGCCTGGGCTCTCGTCAAAATGGTTTCGCCTGCATTGACACGGGCGATCTGCATATCTCCAGAGTAGTGCGTGCCTTCGATGGTACCACCGCTGGCATAGCCTTTGACTGGACCTGGCACAACGCCACCGTTGGCATATCCTGTTGCTGAGTGTATTGCCTCGATAGTTGATGTCATTGTTGCCAATCCACCAACGATAGCTGCAATCCATCCAAAGATACCACCGCCACTACTTGCCGCAGTTGCTTGTGCAAATCCGAGAGCAATATTTGCAATAGCCTGACCAATTATTCCGGCTATTTTTGCACTCGGGTCTTGAATGCCTTGAAGTGCGGAACCGACACTTGAAATAGAACTTACAGCATCACGCCATGACTTGTCGGTTTCATCGCCCGACTTCTTCAGCGTCGTCACGCATGGATTGCCCTTGAACGATTCCATCTCGGCGTTGATGTCCTTGATGTCTGAGAGAATGTTTTGATAGGCTTCTGGCGTTTCGGCATTTTCGAGTTGTTCGTTCAGTTCCTTCAAGATGCTGTTCATCTCCTTCAGCGGTGGCAGCATTTCGGTGAACGGGTCCTCTTCGCTGCTTCCGAGATTCAGCAGGCGTTGGTATTCATCATTCGCCTCTCTGATCTGCTGATTAATGTTGGCAATTTCATCTTCCGTTTCGGCAAATGGCTTCATGGCTTGCAGGTCGGCGAGTTTCTGCTGCTGAATGCTGATCAGACCTGTCAACTCTTCCATCTCGCTGAAGTCGTCTTTCTCGATGATGTCAACGACTCCGCCGCCTTTTCCGCTTCCACCTTTGCCGCCGCCACCAACACGACCACCGATGCGCGACGTGATGCCTTCGGCGCGATTCATGGTGCGGTAGGCTTGTGACTGCATACCGTAGACGCTTGCGGCCTGTTGGTCACGCTGCAAGATGAAGTTGACAAGTTCCTCGTTGTAGCGGTTGCCATCGACACGGAATACGCCCCAGTTCTTATATTGTTGATAGGGATTGCCCTCTTTGACACGACGGTTTCCCCAGTTGTCTGTGTAGTAGTTTTCACTGCGCCATTTCTCATAGTTGGCATAGCCTTGCATCCGCTTGTCGAACTCATCCCATGAACTTGTTCCCTGGCGGAACTCTTTCAGGCTCATGCCGTTTTCCTTGGCGAAGCGACTATATAAAGCATCAATAGCCTTGTTTGACTGCTTGACCTCACGACCAACCAAATCTACCATCTTATTGATGCCACCATTCAGTTGCTGCTCAACGGCTCTTACTTGCCCGTCTGTCAGCAGTTGGCCGTTCACCATCGGTTTGCCGTTGAACATGGCCGGTGCGCGTCCGTCGATGGGAGCGATATATCTTCGCGTCTGGATCATCTGACGCATTCGGTCGTTTTCCGTCTGCCGGGCACTGATGATTGGCTTCTGGATGGTCTTCATCGTGCCGAGTTTGTCGAGCTCATTATAGGCTGCACGGGCGGCATTCACAATGTCGTTGATATTATTAAGATAGCCGCTGATGTCGCCAGTATTGAGGGCGTTCAGGAATCCCTCATACAAACTCTTGCTGGCCTCCATCGTTCGTCCCCATTCATCGACAGTAGCCTCACTTGCGAAGAAGGCATCCTTGGCAACATTGAGCGCGGCACCAGCAGCCTGTAAGCCGACATTGAACAACTTTATCGCGTCGATGTTGACGGTCAATTTATCGGCCAACTTGCTCATCACACCGCTGGTGCTGTTCATCTCCTGCTTGGCTTCGGCGATGCGGCCTTTCAGTTGCTGCATACTTTGAGCCATAGCCTTGCCGAAGTCGCTCTGCTGTTGCTCTTTAGTGAGGGCGTTGTAAGCCTTGGCTACATCATTAAAAGCCGACACCAACTCTTTTACTTTATCCTTTGAGTTGGTGGCACTTGTACCTATATTACCAAACGCCTTGGCAGCTTCGACACTCTTTTTGGTGAACTTATCAAATTCGTTGCCAGCCAATGTTGCTTGTTTGGTATAATCAGCCAAACCCTTCGCAGCGTCGCGGAGTTTGCTATCATACTGGGTGGTTTCAAGTTTAAACCTGGTTATTACGTCTGCCATATATTATACAAATTCTTCGTTGATTATTTTGTCGATAAGTTCTTGCATCTGTGCGGATGCTTGTTCGAGTGCTTTATGTGATGCCGATCCGAACCAATTACGGCCTGAGATGCTTCCACGATTTCCACTCCAACTTTTTGTTCTTATATCCATCGAACTCGCACTTCTGAGGTCGTGACGTGTTCCGCTTTTGTCTGTGTAACTACGAATACCACGGTCAACGGTTCCTGCATTGATGAAGCGAAGTATAAATCCGCGATCCATTCCTTCATAGCCTTCAAGTGCCTTTGTGCGTTCAGAACGTCCCCATCTGTTACCGCCTCGCTTTGGAAGTCCTTTGAGTGGTTTTCTGTAGCCAGTTGGTTGGCCTGCTTTACGTCTTTGAAGGATGTTTACCTGACCACCGAGCAATCGCTTATATACGGCAGAGCGAACAGCTTTGTATGCATGGCGTGGGTCGTTCTTTAATTCACTTGATGCATCTTGTGAAATAGCTTTTCTGGCTTCATTTAACACTTGTTTGATAACAGCGTTCACACGGCAACGAAAATTGGGGTCGTCGCTCATCATGCTTTTGAGCTTTTTCACTTGCTCCTCATAACCTTCTATGGTGAATGCGTCTTGTGCCATACATAAACCCCGCGCATCGCTGCGCAGGGTTTACCTAACAAATAATATCTAATACCATGAAAAACAGTATCATTCTTCTGCTCCCTTCTGTGCCGCCTCAATGCGGGCGTTTTCCTCCATCATTATGCGGCGCATCTCTTCGACTTCGGCTTTGGTGGGGCCTGTGGCACCGGCTTCTGGCAGGTCTTTCTCCCACGGGAATCGGATGAGGTCGGTGGGGCGATAGATGCCTACCTTCTTCAGGTCGGCCATGCTGACGCACATCAGGTTGTAGGTCTGCCAGCGTGTCGCGCTCCACATCTCGCGGCTCTTGCGGAAGTAGCCCCGCACGATCAAGACGATTTCCCAATATTCGAGGTCGTAGAGGTATTCAAGTCGCGGAATGCCGATCTCGCCCACGAGCAACTGAAAGTTGTCGTGAGCGGTTATGCGTTTTTTGGCTTGTCGTCGCCCTCTTCAGTCTCTTCGGGTGTGTCGTTCTGCTCAGACACGACGGTGGGGATGTTGTACCACTTGGCACGCAACTCAACCACCGACGTGATGAGTGCCGACACCTCTTCTGGCTCTGCATCGTAGATGATGTCGTCGGCGGTGATTGGCGGGTCTTGCTCCTTTCGGGCATAGGCCGCGATGATGGCTGCAATGGCCAACTTGATGTAGTCGTCGGCCTTGGCCTTCTGGATGACGTTTTTGATGTTTCCATCTTCGTCCTTCTCCACGTCGGGCACGAAGATGTCTGACGACTGGCCCGAAAGTCGCTCGTAGCCGGTCTCTGCTGCGGCACAATAGCGCATCTGCACTTCCTTGCCGCAAATCTTAATAGTCTTTTCTGCAATCATAGTTCCTTTTGTTTTAATTGTTTATGCCCACGGCTGGAGGTCGCCATCGCCGATGAACTTGGCGGTGTAGGTGGTTTCCTGGCGGTCTTGGGCGTTGATCTGAAGGTCGGTCAGGATGGCCTTGCCGTAGTAGCTTGCATCGGTGCTGATGGGGTTGCGGTTCTTCGAGTTGGCGGTGGTGGCGGTATGGGCGAAGCGTACATAGTAGGTCTGCCCCACCACGAGCTCGCTCAGGTCGCGGGCACCACTGTCGGCATCGGCATTGATGAGTGCGGTGGTCTCTACATCCCACTGCAAGCCCGTCACCTCTTTTACTTCCCAGTCGCCTTCGCTATCCTTCGACGAACTATCGCCGACGACCGCGCTGACATGCACCGTACACGACTGTGCAGCGGCCACGCACTGAAGATGGCTCGTGTCGGGGCCGAGCAAGATACGAAGGTTCTGACCTTTAATTGTTGCCATAATTCTTGATGATTTGTTTGTGATAAAAGAGCCTCGCCTCCAGGGGTGGTTGCGAGGCTCCCGAACGGTTATTGTTGAGAGAATCCGGCGAACGCTATGAAAGCGGACCACTACCCGTGAACTGTACGCTGAGAGTGGAGTTGGCTCGGTTCTGTGCGGTGATCGAATAGTCGGTCACGTAGGCCGTGCCACTCTTCTTGATGGCTGAGTTATTGCCGGTGCGGTTGTTGGTGCCTGATGTGGTGTCGAACGAGAGCGTCACAGCCGTCTTGTTGATGATAAGCGACATCAGGTCGGTAGGCAACTCGCCATTCGTACCGTTGTCGGTCAATGTCACCAGAGAGTCGGTGCTGGCATCCCAAGACAGACCCACCACCTCGTTCACCTCGAAATCGTTTGCGTCGTCTTTCGTTGACGCAGATTCGGTCTGAGCACTGATGTGGAACGTGCATGAGGTGGCCATAGCAATACACTTGCCGCCGACCATCACGCGAAGGTTCTGACCTTTAATTGTTGCCATAATCTATTAGGGATTTGTGTCGCAGTTGTACGTCAGCGTCTGATAATAGCAAGGCTTCATTGAGTCGTAGCCTACGGCACTGGCCGTGAACGTGTAGTTCGTCGGTATGTAGTCGTAGTCGTCCCAGGCATGGCCCTCGGTGTCCTCGAAATAGTTGATCACCGTCTGGCGAATCTCGGTCATCAACTGACCCAGCTCGTCGCGGCTCTCTGCTGCCACCTCTATCGACACCTGCACCTTGTCCTGATTGCCCTCGAAATTGTTGTCCTTTGTGAAGCCCTCGTTCTGAAGGCCGTCGAAGGTAATGATGATATAGGGCACTGGCTCGTTGTACAAATCCTCATCAGGAACAGGGATGGAGGTCGATTCGATACGACCCCCAACCTGCTCCATCAGGGAGGCATTGGAGCGAAGCGCATTGTAGAAGACCTTGTCAGTGATAAGACTCATCGGTACTGCTGCGAGTGGTTTGTAATACTATTCATTATCCACTTTTCCTAACCGGCGGGCAGTCTGCCCTTGCTGCTGCATCGGCGTGCCCGCCGGCGGAACTATGAAAATTCCCAGAAAAGTGCGTGAGAGATTTAGATGTCGCTGGAGCTGATGTCACCACCCTCGACAGTGTACAGGGCGAATGCCTGCGTGGGATAGCCGGCCTCCTTGTCGCCACCGTTGATGTAGATAGACAGGTCGGTCATTGACCAAGCGGTGTTCAGCACCAGACGAGTCACGTTCTTGTCGGCGAGCGTGATTGGATCAATCACGAAGCGAACCTCACCGTGCTGCTGGAGTGCGAACCACTCGAAGTAACCGATACCGATGCTCTTGGTAGCGGTAGCAACGAGCTTGTTGCCATTCAGGGTGGTGTTGATGTAGTGAGTCAGCACGTAGGGATAGCCTGCGCACAGACCGTTCTCAATCACGAAGCCACCAGCGGCACCGGCAATCTTCGGGGTAGCCTTCAGCTCGGCCTCGGTAGCGCGGTCCATGATCAGCACCACGTTGCCCTCATAGAAGCCCTTGTCAGAGAACTCAGCAACTGCCTTCAGAATGCTCTTGTAGGCATTGTTGTTGAGGTTGATGGTGCCCTTCGGTGAGAGGTTAGCGAACGGACCCTTGTTGCCGCTCCAGTTGGCCTGAGAATAAATCTTCTTGGCCAGATACTTGCGGAGAGCCAAGGTGAACTTGGTCTGAACGAATGCCATCAGGTCGAAGGCAGCGTTGTCGATGGCCATGTTAGACACGGGCACCTTCAGACCAACACGCTTCTGAGCGGGCGTGATGTTGGCGAAGTTCACAACTTGGTCGTTGAGAGCTTCAACCTCACCTACCTCTTCCATCTCCACGTCGTCGGTGTTGACGGGCCAAATCTCGTTGCCTACGACACCAGTCACGACATTCAGAGTAGAAGGTAGATCGAGACCCTCGTGGAGTGTCGGGATCAACTCTTTAATCGAGAGGTTGATGGCACCAGATGCGGTGATGTTGCTGGTGCTGCCCTCAGTGGCAGGCCACAAAAGAATCTCACGCTTCTGACCATTGTCCTTCAGGAGCTCACGCAGCTTGGCGTTCTTGTCCTCGTTCTCACGAATCTTGGCCAGCTCTGAGTCGGTTGACAGATTCTTGATCTGCTCACGTACCCAGTCAGCCTCCTGAGAGAGCTTACCCCACTCGGCCTTCTCCTCAGCGGTGAACTCGCGCTTCTCTTCGTAAGCCTTGTCGTTCAGTTCCGCCATGCGGTCCTGAATCTCACGATTGCGAACCTGAAGTTCGCTCTTAGTCATTTGTTTCATAATCGTAAAAATTTAAATTGTTAATAACTATATTTTTCTAATTCAATCGTCCTCTTGCGATGGAAGTAGTTGCGCATGGCAATCTCCTCGCGCTGACGCTGTGCCTGCTCCTCCAGTTCGCGCTCCTCGCGCTCGGCCTTCTCGCGGGCTGCCTTCTCTTCCTCAGTTTCCTGCGGCTTCGACAACTCGCGGGCGTTGACAGTCGTCTGGCGGTAGGCAGGGTCCATACCGATGGTGAGTGCTGAGATGAACTCAAATTCCTTGTGGATGATCTTCACTTCATCCTTACCATCTGCACCCTTTGTGCGCTCCACCTCGTAATCTTTCGGATAGAACTCAAAGCTGCAACCCGAATAGTCGCCACGGCGAACCATCTCCAGACAGCGGTCGCCGAGATCACACTTCGGAGCCTCGAACTCGAAATGCACACCGCGCTCGTCAACTGACAGGCGCATACTTCCCTTGCCTTGGTTGCAGCGTGCGACGGTCAGGTCTCTGTCGTGCAACATATTCATCTTGATGTCGCAACGATTGAGGAACTCCATCGTGGCAGCAGAAGGCAGAATCACTTCACGGAATCTTTCGCCCCAGTCGTCGAGCACTTCGCTTTCAGCATTGAAAACGATGGCCGTGCCGGTGATGGTGCGAGACTCGCCCTCCTGACCGCCTTGCGCCTCTCTAATGGCCAGCTGGCAGTCAACGGTTCTGATTTCTCTTTTCTTTGCATCCATATTCAAAATTGATTATTCGTTACTATTCGGTTCATTCCCTTGCTGGGGTTTACTCTCTTCGGTTGGTCGCCCTGGTTGCACGGCTCCGCTCAATTTTTCGCTGCCAAGTTCTGCGAGGTTGGTGCTGACATACGGGATGTTGCCCTTCTCGATAGCCGGCATGTCGTACTGGTTGCGGATTTCGTTGACCGTCCAACCCATCTGCAAGCGCAACTGATCGACCTTGGCCTGCTTCTCCAAGTCCATACGCATCAGCGGCAGCTCGCACATGTGGAAACGACGCTTGCCGTAGTCGTATGCAGTCAGGAACTTGGCATCAAACAAATCTTCCAATTCACGGGCCAACGGTGCGATGGTTCGTTGCAGATACTCCATCGTGGCATTGGTATAGTCGTTGTAGTGCGAGTTGGTATCAAGCATCAGCAGCGGACGCGGGGTGGCGTAATATCTTGCCACGTCATCCAGACCGATGGATAGTTGTTCAATGAGTTGTTGGTCTTGCGCACTGAGCGAAATGTTCATCACCTTATCAAGCGCACGAAGGGCGGTCACATCCTTCGAGTAGATGCGGTTGTTGATCTCGTCGGCATACTTATCCATCTCCTTCTTGTCGTACAGACCTGCTGAGATTGGTGCCACCGTCTTGCTGGTGTCCTCACCGATGAGCAATTTCATACGACCACCCTTTGCAGCCGTTTCCATTGCCTGCTGCTTCTCAGTTGCGATGAGCGAGAGCGTCTGGATGGCGTAGAGGTGAGTCGGCAGACCCATGTAGCCATCTGGATGGCGGTAGGTGTTACGCCAATGGATCACGTCTTCAGCCGGAGCCTCGAAGCGCGAGCGCATACCACGGTCGGTATTATACGAAAGCGTGTAAGTACCCGTCATTGGATTATAACCACCGCACAAGGCCAACCAGAGATTCTTCGGTTGTCCGTCATAGTCGCGCTCGATGTAGACAAAAGCATTACCCAGGAGCTCACGGTGTATCGACATCTGCTGGAAAAGTTCGCTGCCGGTCATGATCGGGTTGGCACGTTTCTGCATCAGCCAGTTCAGGATGCGGCCTTCTCCCCACATCGACTGCACATAATTGCCCTTCTCCGAGTCTTTTCGCTGATATTGCATTTCCATCTGTCCGATGGTCTTGGCCTTCAGCTCAACGGCACGGTAAACGGCTGAAATGGTGAGCGACGTGTTTGGGTTGCTCACCCTGATGATTTTCTCTTCGTATGAGCCATTATTCTCCGAAGGCTTGTTGCTCGCAGCATTCGGGTCGGTGGTCGACGGTACACCAGCGGCACTGATGGGTGCCGGTGTCGCTTCACGTCGGAAGATTGGCAGCGTGCCTGTTGGTGCGAATAATCCAAGTATATTCATATCTTATTCTGTTTTCTAATCTTACAAATCCATGCGTGGGGTTTACCGTCTGAAAACCATGTTCTCGTGGTTGTCGATGACAGCCTGCACTCCGTCGCGGATGATCTGCTCTTTCTCCGGCGTGCGCTTGTTGACGGCGAAGAAATAGTTCTCCTGTTGCTTGATGAAGTTATCCATATAGGTGCGACCACTCGAAAAACCACGCATCAGCTTGTTACCAATCCATTCCTCGGCGGTCTTCGTCCAGTAGTGGTCCAATCGCATCACGCTGTGGTCATAGGGATGCACAAACGATTCGTTCTTCACCTCCTTGCCGCTCACGTTGACGCAGCGCATCCGTGTCTCTGGGTGGTGCGGGCTGTTGAAGTTGACTATACCGAGACCACCAGCCACGAAGCATTTCACATGGTCGTTCTCCGGCCAACTGTACTTCACATGGGTATCGAGAGGCATCACTTCGGTGAAGCGTTCCTTCAGCGGCTTGTCCTCGTAGTGGATGTGGCCGTTGTCGGTCATCAGTCGCCAGTTAATGAGCACGCAGTCGGCATCTTGATACTGTGCGAACATTGCCGTAATTTTTTTACGGCCTTCCCATCTGAGGTATTCGTCGAAGTCCAAGAAGCCTATCCAGGCATACTCGTCACCGTGGTGCTTGTAGCAGTGCTCGTAAGCACGGTGCTGCATTCCCTTACGGTCGTGAATGTCGGTGATCTCCACGAAGCCTGCATCGACGTATTTCTTCAGCGTCACGGCCAGCGGCTCCTCGTTGTTGAAATAGTTGTCGTAGACGAATATTTTTGCCACGCCCAACTTCTTGTAGTGCTCCACCCACTCCACGGCATAGCGGTTCTCGTTGCGCCCGATGGCACAGATGGCCACCTTCTTATTGCCTTGCATCCTGGGTGTCGGACTCCATAGCTGCTTGTGCTGCTCCAACCATTTCATGTGGTCGCCCTTGCAATTTCCCCACCATGAGCCTTTCTTGTAGTGCTCCATCAGCGGACGGATGTCGATGCGCTGACCTCGGCACCCGTTCTTCTTGGCGTGGATGTCCTCGAAGAAGGCCGCGCCGGTGTCGTACCAGTTCGCGCGGTCATGCACATTGTCTGAATGGATCATCCATGCACGTTTCGGGTCGAAGTATATCAGCCCGTATTGTCGGCACAACGGCACGTTGATATAGCACACCATAGGCACCAGACGACCAAGGTTGAAGTTGTTACCTGGCTGCGGATTCTGCACATGACCAACGGCCACCACATCGTCACGAAACATGAGGTCGACACTCTGCTTCAACAGCACGTCGGAGTCGAGCAACAGGAATGGCGCGTCGATGATGTCCCAGAGTTTTTGCACACTCATCATGTGTTTGTCTGAGCCATAGTCATTCACCTTGCCATACTGAGCCTTTTGGTATTTCTTCAGTTCCTTATCGAAGTCGATCACTTGACCTTGGGTGTTGTCAATCACCGTCACACCATCCATCTTCGCAGTGAATGGTCGCGCGTCGGAATTGTCGAACACGGTGATATGATAGTCCTGCCCGCCGTGCTTGCGGATGGAGTAGATGCACGCCTCGGTGAGCTCCGGCGTATTGAAATGCACGATTGCTACTTGTCTTTTCTGTTTCATAGTCCTGTTGTTTTGTTTATGCCTCATGTTCTGCGGCCACGAGGTTGCCGTCGGTGGTGCGGATGTAGTGGTTGTCGGAAGTCACAATCAGACGGATGTCGGTCAGCATGTTCTTCTTACCAGTCAGTTGCACGCTGTAGGTGCTTTCCTCTTCGTTGGTGGCCTGAACCTGCACATCGCTGATGATGGCATCACCGGCCAGCAATACCTCGCCCATCTCACTGTTCTGTTCGCCTGAAGCCATAGCTAACTCCACACGCACCGTCTGCCCGATGCGACTCATCAGCGATGCTGTGTCGTTGCGGTCGGGATCGACGGTCACCACGCCGTCGGCACTCACACTCCATGACAACTTCAGGGCCATGTTCTTTGCGAAGTCGTCGGTATCGTCCTTTGTGGAGATTTGCTTCACACTCAGTCGCACAGAGAGGTTGCACGACTGCGCGGCTGCAATGGCCGAGTAATGGCCGGAGCCGTTCTCAATGAACAAGCGGAGGTTCTGTCCTTTTATCGTTGCCATAGTCTTCGGGTGTTTGGTTACTTCTTGCGAGTGGATTTCTTCGTGCCTTCGGTCTGCTCAGGCTGCGGATTCAGTGCGGCCTCGTAGGGTGCCCAGTCGATGCCGTCCTTGCGCTGCCAACCCTCGGCGAGTGTCTGGTTGATGAAGGCTACGGCCTGAAGGTAGAAGCCAGTCAGTTCCTCACTGGTCTCGAACTCGTGATAGATGGGAGTCTCGTCGGCCTGCTCGCCCAGCTTGAATGTCACGGGCAGAATAGCCTCGGGCATGATCATGGCGATGCGCTGCGCCTCGGAGAAGTTACGCTGGTTCTCTTCTGAAAGCCATACGGGGATGTCGTTCCACACGAAGCCGGTGAGAATTTTCTCGTCGGTCTGCTTGTTAATGTCGTCGAGCACGGCCTTCTTCACCTGCTCGATGGTAGGCTTGGCGGTCTGCTTCTTGTAGAACACCACCTCGAACCACTCGGCCTTGCCGTCGCCAAGTTCCTTCAGTCCGTAACTGATTACCACTCTTGATGCGTCCTCAACCACCGGCTGAAAGTCGCTCACATTTCCTGAATACTTATTGTTCATAATCTTGCGAATTTGAAAATTTTACGTCTATACCTATCGCCCGATTATGCGTTTGGGGTTTACTG